CTTTGGAAAATTCCGTCAGTTCACCATATGTCAACTTCTCCCCGGCTGAATCTATTACTGCCAAAGAATTTTCTTTATGCTTATCTATATTCAGTATCATAACTTTTAAATCGAAGCACAACCATCAACACCAAGTACTTGTCCTGAAATATAAGAAGCTCTTTCTGAAGCAAGAAAAGCACAAGTATTAGCCACATCTTCCGGTGTTTTATGCGTATATACATTCAATGTGGTACCAATGTCTGAATGCCCCATTACCAACTGCAATGTTTTAACATCCATGCCTTTTTCTATCATCCTGCTACAAAACGTATGCCTTAAAACGTGAGGTGTAATTCCAGAAAAATCTTTTCCGAGATCTCTTTTTGCACTTTCCTTAATTGATATCATTGTTACTTGCAGATTTTTCCTTGTCTTTGGATTTCCAATACGATTCAAAAAGACAAATCCGCTATATCCATCAATTATCTTCTCAACTTTTGGTCTGTGTTCCATAAATTTTGTTATGAATGCTTGTACAACATCGTCATCCATTGCCAAAATTCTATTTCCAGCCTTGCTCTTTGGTGGAATCAGAACGTATTTTCTGTTGATTAAGTGCAATTGCTTGTTTACGTTGATCCTCCTGTTTTTAATGTCAATGTCCTTAAATGTCAATCCATAAAGTTCGCTAACCCTCATTCCTGTTTTTAGTAAAATTACAATATCTGGATATGATTTTTTAAAATACGCGTTATTTTTAACATAGTCCAAATATTCCTGTTCTTTCTCTACTGAAATGCTTGTCCTTTCTTTTCGGTCATCTTCTATGATTTTGTTTAATTTGAAAAGAAATGGGTTTTTTACAATGTAGTCATCTTCTACTGCCAACTGAAAAGCCGGCGAAAGAAATGCTTTTAAATTTTGGATAGTTCCATAAGAATACCCAAAATCGCTTAACTTCATCATATACATTTTGGCATCTGTAGTATGGATTTTGTTTATAGGAACGTTTAGGATACCGATTTTTTCCATCAATGTTTCAAAATACTTGTATTTTTGCTTTGTGGTAATTTTTACATTGCTAATTTCCTTATATCTTGATACTAATGTTTCGACTGTCATTTTCCCATCTTCCCAAGATATTTTAGAAATTTTCTCGAGCCTTGTTACTTCAAGTTCTTTTTCTCTTAATTCCTGTAAAGTGTTCGCATATATCGTTCTTCTGTTTTTCGATATGTCTGTCCAACGATACATATACGTTCCATTTTTCCTTTGACTTTCCCCCTTTTCTAGCACTCTTCCATTTGAATCCTTTCTTTTTACCATAATGACTACTCCTTTCAAAAAGAAAAGAGCATCGCACGTCAGTATAATAACATATGCAATACTCTTTTTCAAGTGATGTAAACTTGCAAAATGTTACAAAACCATCATTTTGTCAAGAAAATCTTCCATTTTTTTCTTCTTTATCAACTTTTTAGTTCCAACCATGAGTACAAGTTCACTTTTGTTTTCCTCAATGATGGATCTTATCCGGTCAGAGCCTATGTTGAAATATGCCGATGCTTCATCTACTGTAAGATTGTACTTTTCGTACAAAGGAACTTCTTTTTTCACGTCTTGCTTTTCCATCCTTTCTATTTTTCCCTTGATTTTATTTATTCTCCTAACAACTGTGGATTCTGAAATTGCGCATTTTAACTCTATTTGTCTTATAGTATATCCTTTTGACAAACATTCAAACACTTTCATTTCATCCTCTGTAAAATTGCAATTAGCAATAAAAAATTCAAGTTCTGGCTTTGAGAAATCCGAAAACTTCTTCATAAGCCATTCTCCTTTATGTCCAGCACTCACAAGGGATAAAGTCTTCAAGAGACATCTGTGCATCTTCCCATTCCTTGTCGCTGATAAATTTTTGCTCCAGTTCTTCCAAAGAAACGTCTTTGAAAACTGTGTAGCCGACTTCTTTTTCTTTCTGCATTGCGCGGTGGTATTCTTCCGGGTAGTTTTTCCAAACATCGTAGAAATAGCCTTTACCGCCCTTAAAGCATGGTATACAATTGTTGTGCTTTAATGATTTATAGGCACTCGGTAACTCAATTTTCCATTCGTCTTGAATGATTCTTTTACATTCATCCGACGATATTTGCTTTTCAAACAATGGAAATTTGACTTTTCTTCCTAATTTTTCATTTCTAGCGATTGACTTTTGGACACGTCGCCACTCATCCGGACCATATCCAACGTATTCAATCCAATCTTCCCCAATGCTTTTAAGGTATTTGTAATATTGTTCTTTCATCTGTTGCTTTAACTGTTGGGTGCAGAACGGCATAAACTGTCCTGGAATCGCACTATTTCTGTCTATGCAATCCCAAATATCTTCGCCCCTGCCCCATACAGTCATTGGCAATTTTAGATACCTTGCAACTTTCAATCTGAATTTTTCTGAATCTGCACACTCGCTTAATGTTGGAGTATGAAGAAGAACAATATCCTTTTTATCAATGCTTTTATCCTGCGTAAGTAAGTATGCTACATAACTGCTAGCGGCACCGCCGCTAAATAATACAACGTGTTTCATGACAACCACTCGACAAGAATTGCTTGTTCCGTGGATAGCAGATTTACGGCTTCCAATGCTACTTATTTGTTTTCACGCAATTTAAAATCTGCTTTATTCTCGCCTTTTTGCACCTTTAGGCGGTCAACCTTGGTCTACCAAGGATTCTGTCATTACTCCTTTCCGGTAATAAATTCACTGTGTGGCAATCTTTCTATCCAATTACAAAATGCCCGCCACTCTGGCAATCTGTGATTTTTTCTCTGTGCGTAAATTGTCTTTAACTGCTGATAGTTTGTACTAATTCCGGCAGTTATAAGGATTCCAGATGGACAATTGTACAGAAGTCTCAAATAATTCTCTGGTGTCTTATTTTGTTCATATTCATTTTTAAGACGTTCCATTTCCTTTTTGGTACTTTCTGTCACGTACTCGTTAAAACACGAATCAAAATCCATCTTATTGATTTTGTGCATGGTAGATTGACTTGACACAATCTCAAACCAATGATACCGCTCTGCTTCAATCCATGCTTTGTTGGAAAAAGTCAAATCAAATTGAACAATAATTCCGCAAAGGAAATTATCATGCCCCGATCCTCTTTCCGCATTAGCAAGTGACTTTGTTCTTTCTGTAACCGAATAATCGCACTTGCTAGTATCTACTTGCATTGGAAACTTCGAAACTCTGATACTGTTTCCAAGACCGTATACTTGTAAATTAGAAATCGTCATTCCATTTATCTCCATTCTCTTCTCTTATTGCCAAAATCTCAAAGTTGATAAACTCTACTGCTTTCATTAAATCCTGCACAATGTCATCTTTTCGTCCTGCCCGTGAAATGTACTTCACGGCAGAACCAAGATTAAAATTTAGCCCCCAATCTCTTATTACATCTTTCGGCTCGTATTTTCTGCCGCCCGTGTAATGAGACGGCTTGTGTATTGAATCATACATTTTTACTTTTTCGTTCATCTTTTCCACCTCCTAGTTTAATGGATTCACATTTTCCTGCTGCTCAAATTTGACATTCAAAACTTCTTCTAATTGATTTATGTACCAATCAACATTGAATTTTGTTGGCTCTTCATCCATTTTTATGGATTCGTCAGAGATGCACTTCATAAGTGTTTGGATTCTCTTTGTCCCAAATCCAAAATGTTCATGCAACGCAAGAAAAATTATCCCTGCCGCCAACTCCATTCCTCTGTCGTGTCCATACTTATAGTACCTCTGCATGAGTTTTTCAAAAGCACTTTTGCCGATTCCACTTTCGGTCTGCTTGATAAACCATTGCTTTTCATTCATCGACAATTTGTTTTTGTCATGCTCTTTTTGTTCTCTGCGGATAGCCGCTCTTTTGTTCCTTGCCACTTTACTTACCTCCTAATATTTTCTTTACATTGTCTTTTTCAATGTCTAGTAAAAGAACAACTGCTTTTTTCAAGACAATGACTTCGTTTTTTACCTTTCTAATTTCAAAGTTCAAAATTAAAATCATAAGCCACGTACACAAGATTATAATTAAATCGCACATTTTATTCTCCTTTCAATTCTTTTAGTTTCGCCTCCGCTTCTCCTTTTGTTAAGAATATGCCTTTTCCAAAAGAAAGATCGGTAATAAAACCGCTAACAATGTTGTTTGTTTTTTCGCATATGATTCTAAACATTTTTATTTCTCCTTTAGCAGGTATTAAAACGGAATCAACATAGCACTTATATATTTTGTATTCAGAATCTTTGCCTTTCTCAACAGCAACAACCTCAGATACAGAAAGTGGTGTTGCAATTACCCAAACAGTATTTCCCACCTTGCAAGGCAGTTTCAAAAGCCTGCCTTGTTCTTCTAAATCTTCGTAATCTGCTAATTTTGTAAGAACATCAGAGCCAAACTTATTAGGAAATCCTTTATCATCTGCAATAGGTTTAATAGAACTAGCACTACCATCAACATTCCGTATTTTTCCTGTCAATCTACTATTCATAAATTCCACCGCCTTTCACGATTTTAAATACATCTTCAAGCTCCACTACTGGAATTGTTCCAAGTTGTTCCGCTTCATCCTTATTGCTATATATTTCCAACTGTTCCACAACCTCATCCACATCATAGGCTGTCTTGCAATTGTCAATTACATCCAATACAACCTTTTTCCAAAGATGTTCGATGTTACAATTTGATTTTTGGATCTTGGATTTTAATTCATCTGCGTCAATCAATCTTCCCATCGTTTGCCCTCCTGTTCCATTGATCTATTGCTTCTACATCTGTCTCTCTCCAACGCTCAACCATGCCACTACAAGAAGGGCAATGTACAAGCCACTCATTTTCTGAATAGTTCAACATTTCCGCTTCGTTTCCACAGAATGGGCATGGTTTAAGTTTTTCATTCATTCTTCCTTATCCTCCTTGTATGGTTCAGGTAATGGTCTCCATGCGATAACTTTGCAATCACGTCCAGAAGAAACTTCGCCACCCCATCTTTTAAAATATTTGTTATAATATCCGATTTCGAATTTCTGATTCATTTCTCCCTCATGAGTGCCTTGCATTATTCTATATTCGTACCAACAAAGAACATCATTATCATTTTCTGGTAGTCTTTCACTACATGGAATCCAAACATCGTTGTGTTCCTCTTCGTTTCCTACAATTTTTACTTTACACCCGAATTTTTCTTCAAGCTCCTGCATTGTCACTTCTTTGTGTTTTTCACGTTCCCAAATGAGTTTACCTTTCTTAAAAAATGCATGAAAAATATCCTCTGGTTTTTCGTATATTTCCATTATGTCAAAGGGATCAATACTTTTACTCTTAAATGTCATATCCGCATTATAACGGGTTAAAGATATTTGTGTATTATAAAATTCCAAAATATTCTTGTACCCTGCAAGAATATCTCCATAATAAAAAACATTTCTCAAAACAATGTATGGATCTCCATTTCTCAAAACAACAACCATTCCGTCTTTCAAATCATTCAATGTCATCATCATTCCTCGCTTTCTTTTCCAATATGTTTTAGTTTCAACTGCTCCACAAAATCATCAATAGCCTTGTTGTAGCCGAATTTGTAGCCAAGTCTATACACATTTTCCGATATTCCCTCATTCGCCCTGTACGCTTTCAATTCTTCTAACAAATCCGATATTTGGTTTCGTGTTTCTTTGCATTCTTTACAACTGAATTTGTCACAATTCATACAACAAAATTTTCTATTTTTTTCAATTGCTTCGTCAATCGTCATTTTTCATTCCTCGCTTTCCACAAACATACCAGATGCAAAATCACATTTGATAGGCTTATCTGCCGTTACTTTTACACCTAATTCGCCGTCATTAAGAGATAATACTACGGTACAATCCTGCAACAAAAATACCTGCATTTCTCCATCTTGCAATTTCTCGCCTTTCCCATATTCATTTTCAAAGGCTTCAAAAATTTTTTTCATGAAATCATTCATTCTACTTTACCTCCAATCTAATTTCTGTCCGCAGTTAGGGCAATAATTTACTTTTTCCATTCCAAAATCATGGTTACATTTTGGACAAATGCCATATTCCTTGACTTTATTTGGCTTCTGCTTTTCAAGTGCCGATATTGATTTTTCGCAAAATTCATCATATCTTTTTGCACCATTATTTGTAAAAAACTTTAGCGGTATTCTATTTTTCAACGTCTTCAAATAACCTATTGCTTCACTATATGTCATTTCAATCACTCCAATCTAATTATTTGCATAAATGAAAATTACTTTTTTCCGCAACAATCACATTTCACTAATTTCATTCAAAATCAATTCCTTTCTTTTCTAAATTTTTCTTTACGCATTCAATGCAAAGTTCTTCTCCGTCTAGTATGTACAACGTATCTTCATCCTGGCCACATTCATCGCAGTAATAATGTTTGACGTGACGGAATCTGCAACTATCGCCCATACAAGGATAGGCAGGTGTTGCACAATCTCTGCATTCGTTTTCTTCTCTAACCACAAGCAGCACCCCATTCCTTTAATTTTTTTCTTGCTCCTTGTACACAAGCATGAACCCATTGACGAGATACGCCCTCTGATTTTGCAATTTCAGCAAAACTATAACCTTTGATAAGAAGCAAGACATATCTCTTCTCTCTGTTATCCAGCATTTCAATCAATTCTCGCATTCCAAAAATCTCTCCCCAATCAGGGTTCTTTTTATCTGGAATAATCGACTGTAGTGTTTCATTTTCTACACTTCCATCTTCCGAATAGCAATAGTCCAGCGACAATTTATTCTCATCGTCAATTTTTCTTGACTGTCTCCCGTTATAATTTATTTCACGGATTATTGAGTTCTTTATCGCCTTTACCGCATAGGTGGCAAATGGTCCTTTCTTTTTGTCCCACAAAACTGCTGCATTACAAAGCCCAATACAAGCATATCCATGCCATTCTTCAAGGTCATCTAAGTGCATAACACTAAAAATAACGTATGGAACTAATTTATAGTTTTCCTCGACAAGTTTCTTTTGTTCCTCTGTCAGCATTTTTTCCACCGCCCTTTCACTTCGTCAAGAACCGCAATTACGATGTCTTGACACAATTTTCCGTACTTTTCCCCCAAAAATATTCCATCGTCCGTAAATTGTTTCCAGTAATCATCGGAGTTTTCGGGATTGTAATACTTTTTTCTCCAGTTCCAGACATCCGTCCACATTTTTTGTTCTTCCGGAATATCTGACGCTCTCACACTTGACATGGTGTTCACTCCTTTCGATTAAGTAAATGGCGATTCTTCGTATTCCGTCTGCACGAATCCGTCTGATTTATTCCATCCAAGAAGATAGTCCGGGTCGTCATTGTTTCCATAAATCCTTTTTGATTTTTCATCAAACTTCACTTTCCATCCGTTGTAATTCGTTCTGCCAAACACACGATTTTTGGTAACTGCAATAATTCGTGGAAACTCGTCCATGTCCACCTCGTCCTTGTTGACGTTGTAATGAATGATTACTCCAGCGGAATTGACAATGTCGGAATCTCCACGAATTGAATCATCCATATCTTCATCATCAATACCACTATCTTTCCTTTTGTGCGCTACCAAAATAATACAAACGTTGTAGAACCTAGCCATATCCTCTAATTTATGGGATATATTGCTTTGTGAATCCAACTTACTTCCTTTGACATTCGTCTGACTAATCATCGTCATAAGATTGTCTATCAGAATCACTCTTACATTCTGACTTATAATCATCTGTTCAATAGTCTTTAAAAGGTCGGTATCTTCGTCATTTACCATCGTTCTGTCGTATAACATACATTTTCCTCGATACCACTCTTCAATCTCTTCTTTGGCTGATTTACGAACGTAGCGACGGACATACTCGCCACGATTTTCTTCAATCACATTCTGCGGACCAGCGGATTGGAAATCTATAGCGGACTTAAAAAGGAAGTTCGGTAATTCCCCGGAATAAGCAAACACGTTGTAGCCACAATCAATCGCATTTCCTAAAATCTGACTTGCCAAAGTGGATTTACCTTTTCCGGATTTCCCAGTTATCAAGTTGACACATCCAAATATCAAGCCGCCACACAAGAGTTTGTCAACCTCTTGTATTCTTGTTGGTATCTTTTCAAGTGAATACGGATCCACGTCTTTTACGTCAGCAAGGTCAATCACGTTTTCTACCGGAATCGGTATCGCATTCTCAACGCATTTTATGACTTGTTCCTTACCATATTTAAGAAGAATCTCATTTGCGTCTTTACAGTCAAGATAATCTTCCTCTCTGACGTGCTTAATCTTCGTTTTAAGACGTTTTGAAAGTTCTTCCAGTAAAGATATAGACCCTTTCTCATAATCGCCAAATACGATGATTTCTTCCCATTTACAAAGCCAATTCCAACAATAAGGAACCCATGTAAATCCTTTGGCGCCTGTCGGAACAGATACAACATTGTTTATTCCTGCTGTAGCAACTGCCAGACAATCCATCTGACCTTCTACAATTACAAGTCGTTTAAAACTAGTGTCACATTGTTTCATACCAAACAAAATAGGTTTTGTCTTTGATTCGCACCACTCTTTATTGGCATCCTTGGTCTTGTCAAAATCCGTTTTACGGTACTTAACAAATTTAAGTTTTCCGTGTTCGTCATAGAACGGGAACACCAAAATGTTAGGATTCTTGGTCTGAACCGTTATTTCGTATCTCTTTGCAACTTCTTCCGATATACCGCGGCTTTCCAAATACTGTAGTGCTTCTGGTTTTGGAATTACCGGTTCTTTCGGTTGGGGAAGTTCTCGGTACTTTTTCTTCGGTGCGTAGTATTCGTCAATCTCTGTTCCAAGAGAAAAGTCAAAATCTCTTGCAAGAGTTATCATGTTTCCGGAAACACCACAACTTGCACGTAAGCACTTGTGTTGTCCGGTTTTGAGATTGATGGAAAATGTATTGACATTTCCACGTGTCGCCCTTGGTTTGCAATACGGACAAGTCTTAAAAAACAACTCATCCCCTCGTTCCTTACAAAGGATTCCTACGTGCCGGGCAAAATCATACGCATCGCTCGGCTTAAATTCATACGGTGCATATCTCATTTGCCTGCCTCCATTTCAGTCCATTCTTCGTCAGACATTTCCGGTTCCTCATCTTTAGTCTCTCTAGCAATTTCTGCTTTTGGCTTTTCTACTCTATGTGCTTTATCCTTTGGTGCTAAATTCAAATAACTTTCAAACTTGGTACCAAACAATGTCTGTGGTCGCAGATACTGTTTCATCTTCTCGTTAAATTTCCATTTTTCACACATTGTATCTATCACTTTCTTGAAATCTTCCAGAGTAAATCCGTCTGCAAATCTCGCCTTGATAAATCTCTGCGTGCTACTGGAATCAGACTTAAACTTGGTATCTGCTTTTTCGTTCAAGTAAGAAATAACTTCCGCATACGGAATATTATCTTTCTTTCTTTTCTTCTCATTCTTATCTTCTTTTAATATTGTGTTCGTTATCTGATTGTCAACAGTTTGTATTCTGTTTGCATTCTGATTGTAATTCTCTTGGTACTCATTATACTTAACTACCGTAAATACGGTGTATTTACCATGGTTTATGTTTGTAATCTCGCCTGTGCTTTTCAAATGCTTTACGGCAGTTCTGATTTTATTTTCCGTAAGTGATGTTGCTTTTGCCAGATCGGCGGTTGATGCCGGAAACGAACCTCTTGGAATCTCAACACCTTTATATCTTCCATCTTTCCAGTAGGCAGATAAAAGCATAAAGAGAAACAATCTCGATGTATTAATATCTTGCCACCATTCCCATTCCAGCATTTTTCGGTCAATCTTAATGAAATTACCCATTGGAGTGCCGCACCCCCTTTTCTTCAAGTTCTGTTATTTGTAGGTTATTTCATTCGCGATCGTATTCTTTTCTGCTTTTTATCTATCCAGTTATTTATCTGCTCGTTTGAGACATCGTAGATTTCTTTTAATAGTTCAATTGAAATCAAAACGTCTGCCATTTCTTCCGCAAGGTGGTTTTTATCTGACTTCCCTCGTTTTTGTTTGCTGATTGCCTGGATAAGTTCCGCACATTCTTCCATACAAACTGTAGACTGTACATCTTTTCCGTAGTAAACAATGCTATCCTTAATGATTTCGTTATCAATCTTGACAGAAGAATTGACCGGCTTGCAATCGTATTTGCCATTATAAAATTCAATAAACGTTTTTAAATCAAAACATGAAAGAGTTTTCCAAGACGATTCTTCGCCAAATTTACAAGCATAACTAGGCTTATCTCTGTCCAAGTTGTCATAAACAATCACTAACAGATCATCCAAAACTGCGGAATCTCTAACTTCCAACTCGACAACATCCTCTAACAAAACACTATTTTGTGTTGGCTTGCCACCATATAATGCAATATAATTTTTATCTGCCGGATAAATTTCTACCACTTTTAAAAAATAGCCACTAGGATAGGAAAATCTTTGGGTAAATGTTGTATATCCTGCGTTTTCCAGTAAATTCATCAGAACATGGCATTGTTTTTCTGACTTGATATCTACTACAACATTTTCTTTTAACTCTTTTAATTTCATTAAATCATTCCTTTGCAATAAAATCTGTTATTTCCATTTGATTATTTTTGTTAAAAATTAACATTTCATTTTTTGCTCTTTCATAAAATGTTCTGTCAATTTCAAATCCAAAGCAACTTCTTCCTAATTCTTTAGCGGCTCTTAATGTACTTCCACTTCCACAACAAGGATCTATAACTACATCGCCCTCATCTGTAAAAATTTCTATAAGTTTTTTAATAACGGCAACTGGTTTTTGTGCTGGATGAATCTTGGGTATTTCTTTCCCATCCTTTTCCCATGGAAACCAATTAAATATCATGTGTCCTGTTCCACGAATATTTTTTCCATTTTCGTCTTGTTGACAACCATTTCTAAATTTAGGAAGTTTGTTCCGGTATAATACAAGAGCATATTCCGTAGCACCAACAACACGCATATTAGCTTTAAGGACCTGCGGACTGTAATTCTTACAAAACACAAGCGGTATGTAATTTACAAATCCATGTTTTTTTGCCGCCGCAATAAGAACTGGTAATTGTTCAAAACTACAAAAAACTATCATACATGGACTATCGCTACTTTTTCCCCTGCTTATTGGCTTCTTATCATCCTTTTTTAACATTTTGCTACAAAAATGAAAGTATTCGTAAAGGTTAAAATTAAAGTCCGAATTAAAAGCCGCTTTCTTCGCCAAATTGCTTTCACCATTTTTATTATCCCCCCCCTTGTACCACATTGGATTGCTTCCATAAAAATTATTACCAACGTTATACGGAACATCTGCAATAATCAATTGTGCTGGTGGAATGCCATATTTTTTGTAATTCTGCATGGAGTCACGATATATCTCACATTTTAATTTCATTAAATCATTCCTTTCTTTGATTTTTAGGCTAAATAATAGCCCTTACTTTTAACTTCTGCATAATCATCTTCTGTAAGTAAAAGCTCTGTCTGAACCTCTTTGTTGCCATAACAATCAACATCACATACAACCTTAAAAAACAACATTCCGTTCTTTTCAATCGGTTCTTCATAAGTTATGTTTGTTACATAGTGTTCAAGTAAATTCATTTTGAATCACCCACTTTCAATAACTCCATAAACTTCTGATACTGTTTCTGCGACACCTTATTGCCAGCCTTATCCTCTCTAATTTCTATTTTAAGGTGCTTTTCTGCGATATGGGATAATTCCCTTGCCAATACTTTTTTGCCTTGCTGTATGCCCTGCATATAGCCTTTAGGTGCTTTTCTTTCTCCGAT